AATACCAGATAGAAGTGTTTCAAAAATAGGAGTATAGCCATTTACAGGAATGCCTTCATAGACATCATTGTCATGAAACCACCTGTCATTAAAAGTAAATCTGATTGGCAGCCTCTTTATAATTGAAGCTGGTAATTTATTTGGATCTTTACCCCATTGTTTTTTAGTATATCCATATATAAATTTCTTATATAATGTAGGGCCAACTTGAGACAATATATGGTCTTCAAGATTTTTTGGATTATTGCATGGAATAATTTCTTGAGACAATTTAAGTTTGGCTTGTTCAGGTGTAGTAACATCTGGCCAAACTTGATTAAATGTATTAAGATTAATAGGTATAGAATATAATTTATTGTTGATTGAAGATTTTATTCTATGGGAATAATTATTGAATAAAGAAAATTGAGTTATGTAATCCCATATATATTTTTTAGATGTGTGAAAAATATGTGGACCATATCTGTGTATGTGATAATCATCAAATGGTATTGAATAACAATTTCCACCAATGTGATTTCTTTTATCAATAACTAATACTTTTTTGCCAGCTTTATTTGCTTCATATGCAAATATAGAGCCAAATAATCCAGCACCTATAACCAGATAATCATACATACTATGATTTTACATATTATTTGAATGAAGCTGGTGAATGTAATCCAAAGAAAGCTGAACCATCATAAACTTCTTCAACTCCACCATCTTCTTTAATGATGTTATTTCTGTCAAATGTAGTTTTCTTATATCTTTCAGGATTTAAATTACCCTCAATAGAAACATCAGGGTCCATTTTCAAGATTCCATTGTCAGCTGGCTCATTAGCTATTTCTTTTCTAGGATAAACATTTGGTAAGCTATCACTATCAGGATAATCTAATATTGTATCTTTAAGTTTATATTCTTGAAAGCCCGCAGCATCAGGAGTTTTTTCATTCATCTGCGCTTGAAAGTAATCATCCAAATCAGATTCTTGATCAAATTTTATCAATGTGGGTGTTTTACTTAGTGGCGAATAACCCCCCATTTGCTCTGGAATAGGATCTTCGCTTTCATAAGTTGGTTCTTTAAAATCTGTAAGTCTATTTCTTCTTGTCTTTTGAATTTCTTGAGCAACTTTGATTATGTCATTTTCAGAAATAGAATAATGAATTCTTGATGGCTTTATCTGTGGAACAATTTCATCTTCATATTGAAACTTTTGCGATGGCTTGTACTGATGTCTTTTTTCAAGCTGTGTTTCATATGTTTCAATATGTTGAGACTTTGGTTGAAAATGTTTGGCTATATATTCTGGGCTATTTTTAAAGAGTGAATCTGCATGTGATTGTAATTCCTCATGCATTTGGTGTAATTTAGCTCTGAATTTTTCACGAAGTCTCTCTTCAGGAGTTAGTCTGTAATTCTTATTTTCTTCGTAATATTTATGTTGATGAGATAATCTAGCTTCTATGTTGTCATCACTCATGTCCATATCCATATGTGTGCGTTCAATTTGCTTGTTTAGGGTGTTATTATCATCATTGTTAGTATTGACCCCACCAGGACCACCACCAGAGCCTTTGGTCAATGGACTAGCACCAGGTGAATATGAATTAGAATATCCACCACCCACACCACCAAATTGAGCTATTTTAATATTTGAAGACATATTTGTTTATTATATAAAAAAGTTTACTTAAACCTTCCTATGCTTACAAGTTTTGATGAAGGTAATCTAGATTGTATTCTGCTTGTTAGGCATTCATAAGAGACAGCAGCTACAGCATCACATATGTCATCTTTGTAACCAGAAAGGGATTCAATGTAATATCTCTTGCCTTTCCATTTCTTTTGCAAAAACAAAAACTGAGTTTTTGCTTCTTGAATTTCATTTAGTGGTATCTTATTGCCAACAGAATCAAGATAAGCTCCACCTGACAAATCATAAATATCAATGCGTTCCTCCCTGACAAGTTGAGAAAGCTCGGTGTATATCTTTTCTTTGTATTCTTTATTAAATTGTCTCTCAACAATATTTACTCCATTTGATTGTAATTTAAGTATTGAAGATTGAGAATGCCATTGATCAATTGAAACTTGATTAAACTTAAATCTTTGATGTAAATCAATAACATAATCTTCTACCTCTCTTTCTGAAATTGGTTGATTTTTTGTCATTGGATTCCAGAAATGAACATGGTCAATAATAACTCTTTTCATAGGCTGCTTATCAGGCCCATATACACCCATCATATTTTCCGTATGTGCTATAACTAAAGCATAATAATCACTCGTTCTAGCAGGATCTAAATGGCAGTAATATTCAATTAATGATTGTCCAAATTCTCTTCTTGGAACCATTGACATACTTGAAAACATGCTTTGCACAGAATCTTGGGTAAACATTGGGTCAGAAGATGATGCTCCAAACTCAGCACCATATTGCATTTGAAACTCTGTAGGATTTTTCTTCTTTTCATTATCAAGAAATTCTTTTGCAATGTTTGGATTAGCTAACCAAGTAGGAAGTCTCATTACTAATGTAGTGGGATCCTCTTGTCTGTTTTCATGAAGATCATACAATAGTCCAATAGGGCCTTTAGGGTTGGAAAGCATCATCATCTTTCCATCTTTGCCAAATGTTGCTAAGGATGGTTTTAATTCATCATAAAGGGCGTAATCTAAACCTGAATCAGGATTATCTCCTGCCATAGCAGCAATTTCGTCCATGATTATGCACCAGCAAGTTAAACCAACAAGGCCTGATGCACTGCTTGAACCACATTTCAAAACTAAAGAACCAGCAAAAGGATTTAAACCGTGAACAGTTCTTCTTTCATTTTCCTTGATATCATTATCAGTAAGGAACCTCATTTCTAATTCAGTATCTTTACCAATGTGTGGTTGAAAAAATGGAGAAGATAAAACTGTTTGTTTTATCTTAGAAAAGATTGCATTTTTGGCCTGTTCTTCATTTCTAGCAACATTTAGTAAAACAATCTGGTCAAATTCCATAAGGCCATATCTAGCCTGTGGATGACCCATCATAATTAATCTGTAAAGTTCATACAATGCAATAGCAGATACAAGAAAGCTTTTTCCAGATCTTCTCCCAAGCACTAAAACTAATTCTTGAAATTTAAATCGTTTTGTACATTTTTCCATAATTTGCATTCGAAGCTTAGTATCAAATTCTTCAGAAAATAATAAATCTTTTTCTGACTGGAATGCATTAATGATTGGTCTCTCAATGAGTGTGTCAATTAACCTTAAGGAATCAAAGTTTGTAGCGCCTTCTTTTGCATCTACATATCTTTCTTCTCTCACTTTTTCATCAAAATGAGAACATTGCAGACATGGCGAATTATCTACAGTAAATAAAGCTTTGACAATTTTTCCTTGTTTTTTCTTTTGAAGCACATCTATTTCATTTTGTCTAATATGCTCCCATACACAACCTTTGCAAGATGTTCTATTTTCTTCAGTAACATCTTCAATTTCTATATTTGTATTGCCTTCTTGACCCATATAAAAACATTTAAGGATAAGTCTTTGCCAAGGGTGTGGTCTTAAATTGCAAAAATATGGATGCTCTATAAAAGTGATTATGTCTACAGTTTGGTCAGGATTAAAATTTGTTTTTTCTGGTTTTGGTGGTGGAGGAACTTCAACTCTGGCTGATGGCATAATGTCATCACTAAACTCAGATGCATAGCCTTGTTCTTTGAGGAATTTTGATACCTCATTTGCTTTTTGCAACATTTGATTTTTTGCATCAAATTGTTGCTCTTTTATAGGATTTGCTTTTCTCATTTAGTACAAGTTACATAAATCCATTGAGTATGGATATAATCGTCAAATGCATCTTTGATTTGATATTCTGTTTTAAAGCCAAATCTTTTCAAATCATCCATTAATGGAACTGGATTTGTAACTTTTACATCGTACTCACCATTAGATCCAATAGCGTTGGTAATATTTTCAAAATAGCTTGCACATTGTAAAGAACTTGGAACATTAAGAGTCCCAGTACGCATTAAGCAAAAGAAATGATTTGGATATGCTCTTT